TGGTTTTCAGTGGTGCACCAGACGCCTAACGGCGAAGGTGGTAGCACGAACCGATATTCGTCGCTCCATAAACTAGAGCACCGAATAGCAACCCGACATCGCAAGACGTTACGTCTAAATACGATGAAGGTGTTCGCTGCTTCAACACATCCCTCAGGTAACCACCCCGAAGAGATACGTTGTCGTACCTGTTGAGCTAACTTGGGAGTTCTCCGCATTAACAAGCGGAACCAGAACTCTTTATCATCGCTCTGAGCTACGACAGACTGTACTATTGCACGCCACCGGAACACCCAAGGGTGGTCCGGGTCACGGTGTTCACTCGACCAGTGCCTTGTGTGAATCCAAGAGTCAAACTCTTCATCACTTAAGGGACCAGTGGGAACATAGGGAGATCTAAGCTTATAACGGCTGTCAATCTCCTTAATCGTGAGGGAATCCTCTAAAGGGATTCCCATCCTAGTTTCGAGCCAACGCCCTAAGCGATTTCGATCGCCAATGAGCTGCGACATCTTACTAGGTGGTTTGCGTATGAATACAGGCCTTACAGCATGTCCCGACACCCAGTCGGTCCCGCACGATTCGCGACATAGTCCATTTGTAAAGGACTTATCGCGGTTAACGCGGAAACCTAACATCTCGAGTACCTCTATTGTCCTTCCCGCAAGGGAATCAGGCATGATGAGGTCATCACCATAAGCCTTCAGAGATAACTTGTTCAGCTGTCTTAATGACAGTGGAGACTCTTCAGAAGCGACGCTGCGAAGCACCGCCAAGAAGATAAGTGACTCTAATGCAAACGTGTAGCCATTGCCCATTGAGGAAATTTTCCACAACGGGACAACTTTGCTACCATGTCTATTCGGTAATACCACTCTTTTTGAACGGAGTGAGTACAAGAATTTCCACCATTCCGGCGGGAATATCTCTTTTACCAAACGCGAGGATACAAGATCACTCGCCATACTCAAATCCAAGGTGCTTACTTTACAGTCAGCATCTTGAAATGATCCTAGACAAGCCAACATCTGATTCTCGCGTTGAGAATTCAGGTCCATGCCCCATCGCTGGAGCAGGCGACGACGTATAAAGCCGTCAATACCTAATGTCATATAGGTATTCATTGTTGGTTCGATTGCTATGATACGCTCTGACGAAGCGTTCTTTGGGACAAAACACACCTTAGCGTTATCCGTCTCCTCAATCATGAAGCTTTTAAATTGCTCCATGTCAAGAAGAGCCCATGCTGGCGCATTCGCATCTCTGCGAATTTTGTCAGTAAGGGCGTCGACCCATAAAGAGTCGGCCATAATAACGGTTTTGGCAGTTGCGGAAGCTCCTCTAGAAACAGTGTAGGGGTAATGCAAGTACTTGAAGTACGAGCACACCTCACCATTCACTGTCTGAAGGGAGCTCCCTGGTCCATGACGCATGTCGTTTATAAGTAGCTCGATAGGTGGTGGCTTTACGCCAACCAACCCTCGAATAATCTTTCGTAGCCGCGGTATAACCGCTGACAATTCGGGATCATTCTTCCAGACTCGCAGCCGACGAGCAGCGCTCCGACACAGTTCTTCAGATTTGTAAAATTTCTGAAGGGCCGCATCCTCGCGCCGTTTAAGGCTAGACTTGTCCTCGTTTGAGTACTTAGATAATAACTGACTAAGCTGGTACAGTACCTCTCTTTCACAAGAGTATCCTGTCGCTTCTAGGTTCCAACTCTGTAGTCCCCAGTGTTCGCCCAACTCAGCATACTTGGTATACGATCGACCACGAATGATCTTTCGCACCAATTCTGCATTGTCAGGACTCACAAGTCTGCGATTTTCAAACTCCTTCAACAGGAGTCCGAGCATCTGCCAAGGGTAATCCTTGGCGATACGGGGGCAGGTGTCACCACCTGTCCGAGTCGTAGAGGCGATTTTCTTCGCCGGTACGGTTGACGTCTTCTTTGGATTTTTCATCCTTATCCCGTTTCGCGTCACGCGAATTCCGCTTGCGTCTGTTCCTTCCTCGAAGTATTTCTACTAAGAGGGGGACAAGTTCATGCAGTATCGCACGCCACATATTTTAGTTGTGGTGTGAATAACAGCATTACGCAGGAAGAAGCTGATGATTGATGAAATCATCAACAACGGTACGAAGCGTCCCGGCCGTAAGGCCGGAGGTCCTAGCAGCGATTTGAAGCCTTTGTGCTTCAGTACTGCCAGCCGGAACCATGAACGACATCTCCACAGTGCAAGGTTGCACTGATTCGGAGCCATCGGCTTTGGCTGCCATCTCGTCAACAACGAGGCGAATTTTCATCCGATGTACGCCGAGGAACGAAGCATTACGCTTCGGCCCAACGCGCATAAAGGAGATTGAATTACGCAATCCCGCAGTCGAGTCAACGCAGGTGTAATCAACGCGATCGGGTTCTTCCCGAAAACGACGATACACTTCCGTGGTTTCAGAGCCCCCAGCGGGGGTGTAGACATTAGTCAGATTAGACATGGTATTTATTTGGTTGTGGCGCATTATCGCGCCATTATTGGTTATAACCGCTTATATGCGGTAGTTAAGCCTCTTCAACGTGCTTAGCTCATTGCCAAACAGAGCGAAGAGATCAAACCATTGTGCACAATTCCACACCATATTAGTAAGATGGGGGAATACACTAGGTTCGACGCCAACCGTCCGATCTTTTCGGAACAGTCCTCTGGAAGCTACATACGATGTGTCAGGTAAGGCATGTTGTTGCCAGGCCCCGTGCGCATAGATAGATGGTTTCATCTGTCCACTCGCCACAACATACGTAGACCTCCGTTTTGTCACCCACGAGCCAAGAATTTGGGCTCTCGAGGTCGCGGTAACGGATGCTATCATTCGATTTACACTAACGAGTCGGTCAATCATGAAACTCAATGGAACTAAATCCCAAAGAGCCCCAAAAGGTTGATCGAGTCCAAAAAGCGCACCTAGGTACGCTTCAGGTCGGATCGTGTAGATCACTCCAGCAGACACATTAATGCTGTCTGTATATCGGTACTGACAATCCAATGCAGTGCATTCTAAGGCGCTAGCAGATCTCCAGGGATTACCCTGGGAGTGCGAAGCGTCCCACCATACATTGCTTGTCCGTGAGGACTCCAGGATGTCTTCATAACGTGCACGGAATCTTGTCGAATTAAGATCAAGGCTTTTTAAGGCCGAGATTATCGATTCGATATCCCGCAGAAGAGGCATAAGCGCGAATCGGTACTCCAACCAGCTGTCAGAAATCTTTCTGAGAGCCTGTTTCCTAGTCATTGTCCGTCCACTGCTTTTAGCAGCGGCTTTCCATGCTTTGGAGGTTAGAGTCTTATTTGCGTACCTTAGCGAGTTGTGACCCGCTAGGACCTTCTTCTTAGTATGTCTCGAAAGCGTGATTAATCGCTTTACGATCGAAGCAAACCAACCGATCGTCTGGGGAAGTTCCCCAAGACTGACCAAAAGTTGAGCTTCAGATATACTGACGTTAGAATACGCATAATCAATTATGCGTTGAACGAATGACGATATCTCATCGTCACTAAGCGTATCGATATTTGCCCCTATAGAAGTAGTGGTCACGAGTGGTGTTGTAAGGAACTTTCCTTCCATCATCAAACGCTGATTTGCATACGGCCAAAAGGCAGAGCCTGAGGCCGGCTGCAAGCTTCCGATCATTACTTCTCTCTGGTGGGTAAGGTCATTCATAATGAGATGACCCTCCGATGATAGTCTTTTAAACTGCGGCGTGACCTGGTCGGTCATCGTCTCATACTCATAGTCAGCTAAACCTGTTACGGTTTTCGTCAGACCCAAAGTACCGTTGGCCCATTGGGTTACGGTGGTACCGGATTCTGACTGGCTCCTATTAGTACGGCTTCTTACACGGGTAGTCGACATGATATTTTTAATTCATGTTGATCCTGCCCGCGCATAGAACGCAAGCAGTACAGAGCGCGGAATGCGCAAAAAGATTAGCTGAAGTGCTAGTCTTTCTGTGGAGCCCCCCGACGGGG